ATCATCAGCTCGCATTGTTTGCAGCTGACCTGCAGTTTGATTTGTACCGGTAAGCACCGCACGCCTTACAGCTGCATCCAGACTTGTAATCTTCCCGGAAGGATAGATGATTTTAATGCTTTCCTTGGCAGCGTTTTTAATGGCGTTTTTAATTGCATCCTGGTATGTAAAAGCACCACTTGCAATCTGCATATGTGCCAGGTCACAACTTCGAATAAATAAGCTCTGAGTTGTGCTTGCAGTTGTCATTGTAAGATTGCGTACTTCCCTGGTGGTTTTCTTGAAAGCCGCATTCAGAACCCTTGACATTTTGGGAGACAAAGTCTTAAATTCTTCGGGAACATGTCCGGCTTTTTCAAGAACCTCATCCCCGTAATCAAAGACTTCAACCTTTGCATCGGCGAAGACCTTTTGTATATCCTCGGTGCTTTTCTTTGTCCTTTTACTTACTTCGGCAACGATATCGCTGTAAACCATACCTGCCTGTTGTAGCTTTTCGGTCTGCCATGCAGCAGTATCGGATATGTTAAAATCCGTCTTTATTAGTCTTCTTACAATGTCACGAATTATGCTCTCTTGTAAATCCTTGTGAGTCTGCAGATATCCAAGCTCAGAAGTGAGCCAATCGGGAGTAATCATATGTTACACCTCCGGGATATCCTCTTGCATTGCTGCACAAGCTTTTTTTGCTGTTTCTTCGGTTTCACCAAGCTCATATGCCCTGAGTTCCCAAGGAGCCATTGCTCCTTGGGCAACAAGCTGTACTCGGCGTGTAAATTCAGCATTTCTGTCCTCGATAATGCTATCATCAAACTGTACTGATATATCTGCATCGGGACTATACTTAAGTATATCAAGTATCGCCCTGACCACGCCGATGAGAGCCGACTTGACAACAGTCTCATGGTCTTTGAGGTTTCGGAACATATCCGAATTTTCGCTTATTACCTCCGTTGCCGTCTTGACTGTGCCATTTTCAAATTTGTATTTGTTTGTGCCAAGACCGCACTTGCCGGATAGAAGTCCAAGATGTGTCTCAAGTGCACTCTTATGAGCATCATTGCGAAGCTCCATATTTATTTCCTGCAGCTTATTGTCATTACTGTCTGTACTTCCGGGAATCGCGTAAAAGACGGTATCATTTGAGTCAAATATTGGTGCTGTGTCTCCGCTGTCCTCCATACTTCTCTGAGTCATTGAAATCGGCACAACAAGTCTCTTCTTGCCGAGCTTGAATTCATTCAGGTAGCTGTCATATACGAGGTCAACACCTTTAATCTCATCTATGGCATTGGCAAAAACCGAAATACCCAAAGGACTGTGTTCTTCAATGTTGTTTGTCACATTGGGACCGATTATCTGGAAGCGCGGTACTTTTGAATTAGTCTGTACGATTCTTTCCACACCTTCAAGGAGATTAACCTCCTTGCCGTCCTCTTTGGTAAACATCCGATTATGAATTATGTACTTGCCGTAATTGTCCTTTGTATGAATATTGAGATAGATGTACGGAATACCGTTGTACACCTTAACGCTTCCGAAAGCACACTCAGTAATCTTTATGCCCTCCCATGAAATGGGATATATCATATCAGCGGTTACAAAATCCATAACCACCGAGCCATCACTGGAATTAAATTCCACAAAGGCGCCGCTTCCAAAAGCAAAGGATTTTTCAATAAGTCGTTTTGCTCTTACATAGAAATCGTTATTATCAAAGACCTTTTTGACTATGCTGTTAACGGTATCATTATCAACATTGATTACAACCTTTTCATTCAATATGAGCTTCGCCCAGTCCTCGCATACACGCTTTGCCATCTTGAGACTTGCGCGCCTTTGCTCCGTGTATACATTGCCGTTATAAACCATATATTTGTGGAAGCTTGAACAATATCCTTTGTACCATAACCTCCATTCCTCTATATGAGATTGCATAGCTGTGTCGCATCTGTAACCGGCTCTTGCCAGTGCCGTTTCTATACTTATCAAAATTCTCACTCCTAACCAACTTCAATAATCGTGCTCTGGTCGTACTCTGTAGAATACTCGCAGGCATCAAGAATATCTATCTTGAATGTACCGTTATCAAGGCGTTCTGTTTTATCTGCTTTAGAATTCCATTCTGTAGTTTTATATGCTTCAATTAAATTCGTGCAGTGTTTAAGTACCTTGTATCTGCCTTTGCTCATAAGCATATTGTAGAATCGTATGCGGTCAATGATAGGACCTTTTTTAGATTTGATTACTTCCACACCAAGCCTGTCCTTTGCTGCTCTTGTTCTGAGCCCTTTGATAAGTGTTGTTTCCACATTATCCGGATACACACAAAACACCTTGTATTTTTCTTTGGCATTGCGTACAAACTTTACAAATTCATCCTCAAGCTCTCCGGGGCTTATTTCTTTCTTAAGGTACCACTCATCCAGAGTGATTACATCTTTATAACCCTTTGTGAGACCATTGAGCACAAATGCATGTGCAGAACCATTACCGCCAAAGTCAATGCCTATTGTTGCATACATTATTTCCTGAGGGTTTATGTATTCAATAATAAACTTTTCGGGATTATTCGCAAAAATCGGGTATATAACACCCTGAGCTGCTTTCCATTTACCGAGGATAAATCTGTCATAGAACACACCCACATACTCAGTCTTAATCTTTGCTACATATTCCGGGTCAAGGAATGTGTTATCATCAATCAGATATGTGATATGTAGTAAATCAATCTCATCCTTACGGTTGATGTAGTCTCTCATCAGCCAGTGAGTAGGGTTGTCCGGGTTAGTGGTACCAAGTAAAAATGCTTTTGGTACCGACAGACGGGACAATAGCATACGGAAGAAATCTTCATCCAGAAGCGTAATTTCGTCACAGTAAGCTCCGGCAAGAGTCATACCACGAATTTTATCTTCGGAAAGAACATTGTCTGCACCCTCAAGGTAAATCTTACGGCCAAAGAGTATTGCTTCCTTACTTGATGTAGAAAAGCTGAAATTGTAATCTCCTACAAGCTCCTGCAAAAGCTCAAGACAGTTACGCTTGAGAGTAGTCATAGTTCTGCCTACCATAATAAACTTTGCATCATAATCTCTCTTGGCAACTTCAAGTGCAAACATTAAGATTGAAATATATGTTTTGCCGGAACGAACTGAGCCATCCAGAAGATTAAGACGATGAAGCTCGTTGTTTCTTACCATATTGATACTTTCTTTTTGCTTGGGAGTAAAAACATCCTGCCAGTCTGTATCACTGCGTACAGCACGCAATATTTCGTCCATTTTGCCGTAATGGTTGAAATTATCATCATCAGCTCGGTTACCCTTGGGTTTTACTCCAAGAATATCAGCAATCTCAGCTGCGTAATCTTTTTCAATTTTTAAAATCTTATTTTTAGAAAATGCACCTGCAAGTGTCCGGATGCTGTTCTTTTTAAAATTAATCAAAATTCCACCGCCTTTTTTGCCGTTTTAAGCCTTGAATTATATCTAAATCATTAGTTACTCCCAAAAAACATTTAAAAAGAATTTAAACGGTGTTTTTTTGATTTTAAACAGAGTAAAAAACAACTCTTAATCAAAAAACACCGTTCAAATTCAACAAATCAATATCCAAGAAGATATTGAAACTAAAAATCACCATTTTTGGGTATGCTTCGCCATTTGGGATTTTTAATTTTAAATGAATTTTTAAAAATCTTTAAAAACTCATTTAATACCAAAAATATCCATTATGTTTTTTATGTGTCCGGAAGCTTATCCCCGGGACGAATCAACCGGGGAGAAACTTTCCAGGATTTTTATATACAGGTGGTATCAAATTCATCCTCTGTAACCAAAGGTTATTGTGTGTGTCTTGTCAAACAAATTAATTGTTGCTGTTATTCTTCTGCGATGCTTATCAACTCGTTTGATTATTGCTTTGCGAACAAAAGGCGAATCGAATGCTAATTCCGGTATCGGTTTTCCGCCGTTGGCAAAAAAGTCTATAAACTTTTCATCATCTTTTGTCAACGCTTCGGGGGTTCCTTTGCCGAGCCAGTTGGAAACACCATAGCTGTTCTTAACTTTGTAATATACATTTGTGTTGTATTTACATTTAAGAAAAACATATCCGGGGATAAGTATTTTTTCTGTTTCGTGCCAACTTCCGCCTTTTCGTATAACTACCATATTGGTAGGAAGGACAGCCTCTACACCTTCAATCTTATTAAGCTCTTCCTTTGCTCCGAACTCTTTACCGCCGGTAACACTTACAACATACATCATATCTGTATCCTCACTCAGAGATTTCTTTTTGTTTTTGGTCAATAAACCTTTTTACTCTTTCATACAAGCCGGGATTTTCCTTTGCCATCGCTTCAAATATCATATCCTTTACATAGTCAAATCCGCGCTCAAGCTGATTTTGATTATCAATATCAACCTTGGATTTATAAGCTGCAGCTCTGGTCAGTGCCGTTGCCTGTTTCATGAGCTTAACCGGGTCCATATCCTTCCACTTTTCCTCGGGAACGGCATTGATTGCTTCCAGAGTGTAATTTGACAGCAGTCTTATTATGCCTTCCGTAGTATCAAGATTAGGATACTTATCAAGTTCTCGCATCATCACCTTAAAGTTTTCCTGTGCCATCTGCAGAGCACTCGCACTTTCATTCAGATTTGCAGCGTGTCTTTGAACAGAAGAAAGAGAAATCTCATATCCTTTGTTTTGGATATATTCGGCTATCTCTCTATATGTAACAGTCGGATTGAGCATCATTTGCTCTACCGTATCCTTAACTTTAAGAGGTAATCGGTCTATTTTAGAGCATTTTCTGTTTTTCTTGCCCATATATCACACCTCGACCATCTCATCCTTAACAACACCGCCAAGAAGTTGTATCCCCTTAGCACTTAGCCTTGCTTCACATTCCTTGTACGACACATCGGCAAGGTCCGCTTCTATATGTGTGTCAATTTTTCGGATTTGTATGTAATCGGCAAGCATAAGGTAGTTTAATGCATCCCGAAATTCGTCTATCTTAACGCCGGAACTTTCGAGGATATTCTGTACCACATCAAGACTGTTAAATTTATCTCTTAATATATTAATTGTTCTGAGCACCTGTCCGTTTGCCTTTTTAGCTACAGTTGCAGATGCAGCTTTTAACATTGCTTCCTTATCCATTTGTATCATATCCTCTCTAAAATTTTATCAAGTTTACTTGCAGTTTCTCTGGCGTTCCTATCAAGCTTATCATCAAGTCTGTCAAACTTACCGTCTATCTCGGCCATCTTTCGAACAAAATCCTCTTTCTTCAAAAAGTCATTTGATATGTTTTTAATATCTTTTTTAATATCATTAAGCTCTGTTTTCAGCTCTTTGATATCCTCACGGTGTTCTTCCGCAGATTCATATTTGTCGGGCAATTTGTTCAGCTTATCTTCGCATATATTAACCCTGCCGATTGTTTGCTTCAAAAAGTATCCGATAATGGCAATCAGCGTAGATATTATTAAAGTTATTATTCCTGTTATAACGGTCTGGACTATATTTTCAAACATAACGCACTCCTTGTATTGCTTTTCTTGTCCCAATTCTAACATAATAATATATAAGCAGATTATTAAAGTATTTAAAAAAATTACTTAAAAAAGATTGAAGAGCCGCATCAAAGCGACTCTTCGTCAAACATTGTTATTTGGTTTTCTGCCGGCCGAAAAATGTGTGCAGTTCCGCTGTCTTTTATTATAGAGCGTACATGTGTTTCTGTAAGACCATACTTTTTAGCCAGAGCTTTGTAGTTTACGCCGTTAAACTCCTCGATTATTTTCCTATTTCTCGTATACCGTTTAAACGACTCGACTTTAGGAAAGTACACATATTCACCGTCAAATTGTTCTGCCAGAATTACCATATTTTCAAAGCCTATCAATTCTGATATCGTTTGATATACCTCCGGCAGCTCCGATAGTTTTATTTCATCCGGTTTCATTGGCATCACTCCTTGCCAAGTTTGTTTTGTTCCGTTGATATGTAACGCTTGAGCATTTCTATCACATCATTTCCTTGCTTTATATCAAGCCAGGCAAAAGGATTTTTTTTACTGCAGGATATTCCCGTAACTTTGGTTACAATTCCAACCATACGCTCCCCGTCCGAAGCATCAGAGGGAGAGAGCTCCTTGAGCTGATAAAACAGAGCCCATGCTTTGGAGCGTTGTCCTGCACTCATTTTGTTTTTTGGAATCTCGTTTTTCCTAAGTTCTTTTATAACCGACACAGCTTCGGAATATGTCAGCTCCTTGACAGAATTTTTTCCGGTTGTTCTGTACACAAGCAGATGCAGCATATCGTTTTGGCGGTCTGTTCTGTCGCACAATCCAAGCTTGTTGCCACTTGCATATATTGCCCTAAGCTGATTGGGTTGTATCGGCTTCATCATAGGTCACCTTTATTTTTTCTGTCTTTACAGCAATAATGGATTTTTTAAGCTCATTTACCGCCTTTTCAAAGTTTTCGGCATATTCGCCCTGTGATATAAGGTCTGTAAACTCATTATTTGTAAGTGCTTCGGATATAAAGTATGCAAAATACTCTGCATTGTCTTCGCTAAGTCCACCTATTTCCATAAGAGCTTTTTTGTCCTTTTCAAAAGAACCTTTACACTTATTAAGCAATGCTTGTGAGGTTCCTGTTTCTTTACAAAACTCACTTATAACATCTCGGGGAGTGCTTCGGATGTATTCATCATTGGCAATCCCTGCAAGCGTTCTTTTATGTTTTGCTCCTTTTACCGAATATGTAATTTCTTTTTTTACTATTTCGTTATACTTATCTTTGCCCAAAATCTTCTTGAGAACACCCAAATGAACAAGTTCCAAAGTGGTAGATGTGGTTGCAGTTACCATATTATCGCCTGTACCTGCATACTTGATGCTCTTTGTCTTTTTACATTCAAGGTCGCCCTTTGCTCTCACGGTGAAGAAACCCGAAAGCTCATCGGCTTCTTTCTTGAGAGCTGCAATGCCCTTTTGCAACAAACAGAGCCTGTCTACCTTTGCCTTAATTTCATCATTGTGTATCGTCATTTTGCAAGCTCCTTTCTGCAGTCTTGGCACACAGGATACTTCTTGTAATTTTTAAGATTATCCGGTGAACCGCAAAAGAAACACTGGGGTATATGCGGCATGATATTTATTACCCAGTTGCCGTTAATCTCACACACCTCCACATCAACTGCATCGTGAGCGCGAAGACCTGTTAAGTACCTTATATCCTTTGTGAGCGTTATAGCTCCTGTTTTGGTAAGTCTCTTTACTGACTTTTGATATTTTGACATATTGCAATCCTCCTTAAATTTTAAGTGAAAGCTTTTTCGCAAGCTCCGTGAGTTCATCATATGTGCTTATACCCGCATCCAGAGCATTCTCATAAAACACCCTTGCACCTCTTATACCAAGTGAAGACCTGCACACACCAAGCATAAATCCCATTTTCATATCATCACCGCAGAAACGGGGAAAGAGCATTTTTGCATCGTTTTCGGTTACATCCTCGGTGTAGTACCTGCGATTAAGTCTTGTGCGATTTACAATCTGTGCATAGTCGGCTCTCCTGTTTCCGTTGAAGTTTTCTGCAACCTCAAGATTACCTACAAATACAATTCCAAGTGTTTGTCCTTGAGAATGAAAGTAATCAGAGAACGAACGCAGCATTTCTATTGTCTTAAGTGGGAGATGCTGAGCTTCGTCAAATATGAGTACCATTTTATCACTCATTTTACCTACTAATCTAAACCACATCTCGTCTGCAGCACATTTTCCTATAGAAAACTTTTCGCAAAGCTGTTTTAAAACACTTTTAATACTCTTTGTACAGGCCGTTACGGTTATGACTTTTGAAAGTGAGGGGTTTTCTTTAGCAAACTTTGTAACTGCCATTGTCTTTCCAATTCCGGCATGTCCGGACACTGCAGCAAGACCACCATTAAGCTGACAGTTTTTTATTACTGCACAAATTTCTTCGCTTATAGATGTTGGCATATATCCGGTTTCCTCTGCATATGACATAGTTACATCTTCTGCATCTTCTTTTGCACTAAAATACTTATCAAGAATTTCAAATTGCCTGTCTGCATCACCTTTGTACTTTCCGCTTTTTAACCCGGATATAACTGCAGACGATACTCCTACCAAAGCAGATGCTTTGCTCATGCTTCCTTGTTCTGATGCAAAGGCATCAAGCTTTTCCAAAATCAATTTTCTTGTTTCTTCACTGTATTGCATTTTCTTCGCTCCTTATTATTTTTTTAGCCTATTGGCTGCGTTCTGGTTCATTAGTTCTATATCAAGTTTTACTATTTGAGATTGTCCTACTGCTACTTTTCTCTCAATAGGCTCCTCGTTAGCAGATACAGGAACAATAACCTTTGGTGTATTAATTGCAAATTCGCCTTTTTGCCTGTGTGCCTTTCGAATCTGCATATCAAGCATATCTATTCTATTTTCGGGAGAAAGTCGCTCTTTGTACTCTTTGAAATCTCTCTTAATAGCTTTATGTACTTCACGAACTTTGCTCATTGCCAGAGCTACATCCTCACGATTGGCATCAAAGGCAATAGATGTTTCTCTACTCATTGGTACCGTGCGGATATATCTGTCTGTTTCTGCTTCATATAGACGAACTTCCCTTAAGTCTTCCGGGTCGTAACGAATATATACTCTCTGCCCGAAAAGAAGATATGTTTCGTTGTCCCAATATTCCAACTTTTCCCCGGACACATTCAAATACACACCGTTTCTGCCGACTTTTTGTGCGGATGCAGTTCGCATAAGCATAAGGTTGAGGTCTTCTGGACTTACAGGCTGTCGTACTACTGTTCTATTTTCGTTGTATACATCTATTCTTCGCTTTCCCTTATCTTTGACAACTTTACCGCCGTAAGCTCCTACATTGTATACATTGTCTATCAGCTCACCTATAATTTTTGTTACCTCACTGTCCGTTGGAATATCCCCGCTTTTTAGCACATGCTTAAGGTTTTCCGGACGTTCCAGTATATTACCGCCGCAGAAGGTTTTATAACCTCTGCTTATATCATTTTTAAAAGTCTCAAAGTATCTTTCTATAGGCTTTGCCTTTGCGTTTGTTACAAGGGCATTTACAAGCTCTATGCCTAATCTGTCAAACACAGGTTTCGTCACAAGAGGAGTATCCTGGTTTTTTCTTTTTCTGTGTCCTCGGCCGGCAAGGTCGTGTGTAAGGAACTCCGAACCATTATCAAAATATGCTTTCTTAGGTATTCCGCATCTGATTATTGCTTTACGAAGTGCCAATATTGTGCTTTGACTGCAGGGATTGTCTGTTACATTCCACCCAACCACAAGACCGCTTCTGGCATCCATAAATGCCGTAAGCGATAACCTGTGTGTTTTGTCGCTTCCATCATAACGGCTTATAATATCAAGGGTATGGTTATCTGCAATCCATATATCATTAGACTCAAGTTCGCCGTAATTTCTGTTGATATATGGTTCAACCTTATCAGCACAAGCTTTCTTGCCCTCACGGCCGAGAATTTTTACTGCCTCGGGTACCTTTGCAAGTCTACGGTCAAATGTTACACGGCTTGGAAAATTATCAATGCATTCGGGACAATGCTCCATTGCATATTCTTTTGCAAGCTCATAGCATCTTGATACCTTTGGTTGATTTTCATTAAGATAGATGTACAGAAAGTAATCCCATACTTCATCTGGTATAGAACTTTTACCACGATTGGAACCGCCTCGCCGTTCTATCAATGCATCAATATCACCCTCATCCAGAGCACGCTTTTTACGATAGAGCGTACCCACGCTTATGCTTGTTTCACCGCCACTCTCAAGTTCAATCATACGAATAAAGCAAACATCTGCATCACCTTTGTTTCCGTTGTATGCTGCTCGCATTACTTGCCATTTTTCTATACATTCAGTCCACCATCGGATTTGTTTTCTTTGGTCCTCGGTATATTCCTCAAGGCTTTTTTGATTTATTGGTGCTGATGTTGTTTCTGCCTTGAGCTTGCGGTAGTATTTCTTTTTGAGATTATCGGGGAGCTTGTCTACAGGAAAATTGTATTTTTTACGATTGTTTTGATTTGTTGTAACATCTGCAACAAGTTGTCCTTTGTTAACCATTTTTACGATATTTCTAATACCGCAATTCGCAAGTTCTGCCACCTGCTCAACTGTCAAATAGGTCATTTTTTCACCTGCTTACTGTGCTTTTTTTAAATCTTTTTCCCACTCATCAATAATACTATTGGCTACCTGGCGAATAGCCATAGCCTGTGGCCCAAATGTCTGCTGCAAGGCAATCCTTGAAAAGTTAGATAGTGCCAAGGTTGGATATCCTCGCTTTTGTACTTCATAAAACAATTCTGTCTGTGTTTTACCAAGCATTGTGAGCCTTAATTTAAATAAATTCTTTCCCATATCGTACCTTCTTTCTTAATTTACATCTTCCCAAAACTCTTTTATTAAATGCCCAAATCCTACCTCGTCTACAAACTTTCTTTGTACGAGCAACGGACGTAATTCCTGTTGTACTTGAGATGTTTCAATAGCACTTATCCTTTCTAAGAGAGGCAGTGAATTCACATCTCTATATTGCTTTCCCAAAAACATCTTATGCTGACACCGTACACTTTCAAGGCTCCCTTGTGTAAAGGGAGCTGTCACGGAGTGACTGAGGGATTGTTGTGTCTCTACCCCCAATCCCGATATCTGATGCACTTCCTTAAGCTTCTGCACAGCACGCTCAAGCTGTATTTTAAGTTCATTGTTTTGCCGTACTTGATACTCATACATTCCTCTCATATTACTGCAGATACCTCTGTTGAGCTTCGAAACATCCTTGCACTCACCGCTTCCGATATTTACAAATCCGTTAAGCAGTAGCTCCTTCATCCGCAAGCCTCTGCTTGCATCTACAAACTCAACATCACCCGTTTTGCTATTATGCATTACATAAAATCTAACTTTATTATCCATTTTTCATTCCCTCCAAGAATTCTTCTAATGTATTGTCGATTTCATCAACTGTGACGACATCTTTTAAATAGTCTTTGCGGTGACCAAAAGTCACGGAAACTTCAAGATGTTTTTCTTTTATCTTATCTGCAAACTCTCTGTAAGCTTCAAATTTTATGATTTCCGTTTTAGAATCACCAGGTTCAAGCAATTCTTCGGATAACTTATCTCTCTCTACGACTAAAAATTCAATCGTTTCTATCAGTTGTAAGTATGCCTCGCGTTGCTCTATCCTTAGAGCACCCCATATCCCATAAGTTTTATCGCCGAATTGCGGACATGATATGTATTCCCGTATTTTTAGCAACTGTTCTTTGGTAATCATTTTGGACTCCTTTCTATCCCAACAACCTCGGCATCTGTACCCAAAGAGTCACATCATCAAAACATCGTTTTTGATTACCCTCTAATACAAAGAAGCGTTTACCATCGAACCAAGCAAGACTTATCTTCCAAGGTCCTTTTCTTTGGATAGCGAAATCTATATATTCTCCGTTTTCATCAAGCCAAATATCCGGCTTTTTTTCTTCATAACTATTCCACACGGCAAATCTTTCCTCTATAAGAACAAGGTGATTTGCCTTTGCTCTTCTTGCTATTCTTTCTGCTACTTGATGTGCTATAATTGGTGATAAAAAGCCATTTAAAGCATCTTTAACAATCGTCTTTATTCTTTCCATTGTTTTGAATTCTCCTTATAATTTCTAATATTATTACAAAATAAGCTGCACATAAAATCATACAAATAAAATCGTCTGCCGGGCTTGCTATTTCCGGACACAATATATCGACAAAAATTGTTGTTACTATGGTTGCCAGACACATCAGCGCAACTAATGCCAGGCATCCTACCGCAAACCATCTCTTCATTCCTGTTTACCTCTTTCCACTCCCAGACCTATTTTAGCAAGACAAATCAAAGGTGCAAGCCACAACATATATTCCAAATATCTTCGTCTAACTGAGAAGATAGTCGCAGCTTGATAACACGTGGACAACATACCAAGCTCTTGCTCCGCCTTTTTTATAATATCTTCATAATTCATATTGACCTCCAAAAATCATATGGGTTCCTCCTTAAGAAGCTCCTTTCCCATTTTGAGAAGCAACTCTCTAAACACGGGTAAATCACCATAATTTGAATATCCAAGGGAATATGTATATATCCTGCAATCACTACAGTTGTGAGATTGATAATCATTTCTGTATCTTTTAGCTTCATCCAGGATAAAGAAAAATGCAACAGGTTGATGTGTCTCAACTATTCTTCCTTCGTAAGCTGTAATACCATAAGCTTTTATAAAATCAGCTCGGCTCCAAATCTCTATTCCATTTACTTCTTCATACTTTACATCATCATAGTCGGGCAAATCCGGCATATCTTCCCTAAGTGCATCAATTAAATCGTCAAAACTGTAATAACACTTTTCATCATAATACCAGTTTCCGTCATCGGGCACTGGTACAAAATGCTTAATCACTCTTTCTACTACATGTATTGCATCTCTGGTACCAACATTATCCTTTGCTCCGGTATGTTGCTTTTGATAAAAGTCTTTCAAAAACTTCTCTTCCTGTTCATTAAATTTGAGCATATATATTCCTCCTCAAAAAAATCTTGATTTCCCTCCACACATATGCTACTATGTAGATAAGAATACTTTTTTGCATACGATGTTGGTGCCTGCAGTGCACCCGTCGTATGCTTTGCTATGGTTTTGATTGATATAGATATATCATTATCAATTAAATACATTATAGCAAGAAATTTTCTTACTGTCAATATAAAAATAAGATTTTTTCTTACAAAGGAGGTGTTTCTATGCCCATAGTCAGTCGTATACTTGAATTATCCCGCAAAAACGGGTATACACAGGCTTCTTTAGCAGATACATTGAATAACTTTGGTATTGTAAATGTAAAAAAACAAACCATTACAGATTGGAAAGCAGGTAAGAGTAATTCTTATTTTTTGTTGCTTGAACAATTGTCACAAATTCTAGACGTTTCAATAGATTTTTTAGTGTGCGGTAAAGACTCTAAACCTGATTTGACTTCAAATGAAATTGAAATGTTACATATTTTCAACAAGCTTAAATCCGAAAAAGACCAATCAAAACTCTTAGGATATGCAGAATGTTATGTTGATGCGATTTTAAATAACCATTCTGCCGATGAAGGAGCCGATGCACAGCAGCGACTTGATAAAACAAGTTAA